CCACGCATGATCCCAACCCGCCAGCTCTGCTCACTTTGTGAGTATGAGGATGGGGAAGGAACTGTCCATGACAAACTTACTTCTCTCTTTTCCTATGATCTGTTACAGATCCGGTATAAGAGAGTAGGATCCCGTTACGGGGTTCTTCGGAAGACTATTCGAAAAATCGAAAAAGTCGACCAAGCCTCAATATTTTCCAATAATTGGCCATGTTGAAGTCTTCTGGTGTCAAAGGGGTGTTTAACACCCTGCGCCACCTTGTTAACTGCAAACTCGATAAGCTCTATGAGCATCGCAGATTGCTTCGTCCGATTGTATTTCAAATCAGTCTGACCCTACCAGGAGAGATCGGTTTCCGATATTCTACTCACTGGTGGAAGTACCTGACGGATAAATTCCTTGCAGGTGCTTCTCGGGAAAAAATAACCGAGATTTGGAAAGCGCATACCCTTTGGGTTCGCAATACCAAATACGGGAAAATTGGGTTCTCAGAACCCTATTCTCTTGAGTGGCCACCACTTCCCCAAGGGACGTGGTTGTCTATTCCGGCTCGACCCGAGGACTTAGCCCTCGTATCGCTTTACATCACGACTAGGTCGCTCCCCGCAGGGGGAGAAGATGTAAAGATTGCGGCTCTTGAAAAGACCGTAATTGCCCTTACTACCATTCGCCCGAGTTTAACTCGGGACCAAATGGCAGAAATATCTCACTACTCCCGCTTAGCGGGTGAAGAAGTGAGACATTGTGCGGGAAAGCAATTAAATCGCTTAGATTCGCACGTATCGTTCAGTAATCGTAGCTGTTACGAACGTTCCCAAAAGGAAGGCGGTAAAACCGGTTTCCTAATGGACGAGTTCCACAGAGGCTATCTCTTTGAGAGGCCTCTCGAGATGGAACAGTTAACTCTCCCTAACGGGACAGTTATCGTATATCAGCCTGGCGTTGAACGCTGGAGGGCAGATATAGGTTCCCTACCTTTGGTAGAAGAAAAACTGGAATTCGGCGTGGCTAAGCCACGATCCGGATGGTTCTATCCAGAATTAAACGGCGCAGATGAGAATCGCTTAGCGTTTCTACTCTGGGCGTTTTGTTATCACAGACTCCTTCAAGGAGGCTGGATAACTCCCCGTGGCCAAGCCACAG